GCAGATATATCTGCAAGATTAGGAGCTTCAGGAAATACTGTAACTGTTGTGAATGGTAAATATAGATTATTAGCTACTGACGGAACTAACTGGTATGATATTTTTTCATTAGCTGGTTTAGGTGAAGCTTGGCAAATTAAAACTGGTAACTATACAGCATCAGACGGAGACAATCTTTTTGTTGATACATCTGGTGGAACAGTGCAAATAACTTTACCTGCCTCCCCTTCAATTGGGAATCAAGTAAAAATTATTGACGCAGAAGGAACTTTTGGTACAAACAATTGTACAGTGGCACGTAACTCTCAAAAGATTCAAGGAGCTACGTCAGATTTAACAATAAGCACCGATGGTGCGGGCATTGCTCTCGTTTATGTAAACGCAGACAATGGATGGAGGTTGAAATATAACGACTAATGGCTAACTTACAAGATATAGTAAACAGAAGTGAAGTAGGTGCAATTAAACCTTGGACTGCTGCTGCAGCTCCAGCCGGTTATTTGTTATGTAACGGCGCTGCCGTATCAAGATCAACGTATGCAGATTTATTTGCTGTAGTTTCTACAACTTATGGTGCTGGTGATGGTTCAACAACTTTTAACGTTCCTCAATTACAAGGTAAAATGCCACAAGGTTATGATGGCAATACTTATAACTTAGCAGGCACTGGTGGTGCTAATACAGTAACTGTAGCGGTAACTAATAACCAAGCGGCTACAAATGCTACAAACCAAACTGTTTCAGTGACAGGAAGTATTTCAAACACAAGTTTGACTACAGCTCAATTACCTAGTCACACTCACAAAGGACTAACAGGTGGTCCTCCACACCCTGCAGGAAACGTAACTCCAAAACACAAAGGTATGGATGCCTCACCTTTTAGGGGTCCAGGTGAAACAGGAACACTTCAATATAACAGTCCGCAAGGACAGCATGAAGTACAAGGTTCGGGAACAGGTCATAACCATTCTCATACTTTATCAGGTACTTTAACTGGTAATATTACAACAAGTTTAACTGGATCTGTTACAGCGGCAGGTACAAATTCATTCTCACCTTTTGTGGTGGTTAACTATATTATAAAGCATTAGGAGATAGAAATGGCAGTAACACAATTAGTAATTCTTCAAAATGATCAATTCGATATGACTACAGATAATGGTGCTTATTTTTCATTAGATTGGGCTGATTTAAATGGCCCAAGTGGTCCTAACATGCCAGCTATACCTGACACTGTGCACGCAGTAATTTGGAATAGTTTACAAGGACCAAATGAAATTCAAAGTTATGATCCAAGCACTGGTATGATGACAGGTAATACACCTTTAAGTTCTGCTAGTGATGCAGTTGGATCTACAACAGTACAAGCATTATTAGATTGGGCAACAACAAGATACAGTCAAATAGAAACTGCTGAAGCAGCTTATGAAACGGCTCTTGATGATGGGACAGCGACAGAACAACAAAACTGGCAAGATTATCAATCGTAATTATCTATCTCTTCTTTAAGGTGTTTGTAAGGTCCATTAACATCTACATAATGAATAAATAATTGATGATGCCAACATCCTTCTGGTTGTTGAAATGAGGGTCTCCAATGTTCTATTTCAATTCCTTTGTAAATAACACCATCTCCTGATTCTATTACTATTGGCTTATCCCCCATACACAAAGGCCATTTATAATTCTCATTCTCGTAACGATACTTTAAAGTTATAGAACAACTTATTTCACAAGCATCTCTATCTTTATGTCGTTTTAAATCTGCATCACTAATATAAATTCTATTCCAAGCATAAGTTGGTTTTAGTTTTAAACCAGTTTCTTTTTCCATAGTTGGTAAAAGCCAATGAAGAACATGTCTATATATCTCAGATCGACTAGAATGATAATTAATTGAAAGAGGTACAAAGTCATTTTTCAAAGCATTATGAGTTTGATTTACACTCCAAGTAGATAAAAAATCAACCATGTCTGGTGTTAACATGTTTTTTACATATTTATATTTTTGTTGTTCTAACGTAGCCATGTAATTATTGCGTGTCTATTACCATTAGAAACGGGAAGAACAGAATGCGGAAAACAAAAATTACTTGGAAAAACAACAGCACTTCCAACTTTTTTTTCAATTTTATACTCATCAAAAAAACAAAAATTACCACCATCAAAATTATCATTTAAAAGAATAGACATACTTATTAGCCTAGGAAACTTATCAAAAGAATCTGTGTGCGTTATATAAGTTCCTTTTTCAGAACCTTTATATAAAAGGTGTTCATACCCTGTATCATTTGCATCCGCTCCAATGTGAAAATGAGGAAAATCTTTTTGATATTTTTTTATTATTTCTTCAACAGATTTAAATACAACATCATCAAATTTTAAATCTAAATTTTTTACGTAACAATTTCTTGATGTTTTATCAACTGTTAGACCTTTATCTTCTGGCTTGCCTGCAATCTCACTATCTTTAAAATCATCATAGTTAACTTCATCAACTATACTTTTACAAACATTTTTGTCTAAAACATCTTCATATAATTTTATATAATCTGTAATCTGTATCATTTATAACCTTTCTTTTTCCAAAACATTTTTTTATATCTATCTATCCATTCAGAATTTAGTAAGTTAAGAGTTTTTGAATGTAACTTTTCATAATAAAAACCAGCCCACATTTTATAAGATTCTCTTTTAAATGGAATAACTTGAACCATAGGTTCACCCTTTTTTATTATAAATTGTTTATCCCATTTATTTAAAATAAAAGGAAAGTTAATTACATTTATATATTCATCTGTATCAACTACACCAGCAATTATGTCAAATCTAGATTCTAATCTATTCATGGGTTTTACAAACAAACAACTATAACCTGGAGCAGTTTTAATTAACCATTTATTAATAAACTTACCTGCGTTTTCTCCAGTTACTTTATGCCAAGTTTTAGGTAGTTGAGTTTTATTATGATAACCAAAATCATCTCGTTCTCTGTTAGATGGTGTTACAGTAAAGTCAGTTTCAACAGGATCAACGACATAATCTTGATCAAATGGTATAATATAACCCATAGTTAAAGAATCAAGAAAGGGCATACATGTTTTTAATGTTGGAGAAAACAAATTACCATTTTGAAGTCTTTCTAACTTTTTATATTCATCGGGAATAAATTTTGATGCAGGTTTAGGATGTGGCCAAACATTAACCATACTTTTATCAGTCGCACAAAATTTAATTTTTTTTTCAAACATTTTCTATTACTTCAGGTTGTTGTATAAAATTAAAAGACATAGATCTTCTTACAGCACCTTTAATTTTAGTTTTAAATGGCATAACACAATGACTGTGACATGCTTCAAAAATATAAAAATGACCAACTTCAGGTTCCATCCATTGACAAGCAATACCATCTGGCCAAATAAAACCTAATTTACCATCTTTAAATTTATGAGGATCTTTTGTATCATCAACAAATTCAGGTACTTTTAAAAACAAAACAGTAGACCACCCTGTTCTATCATGATGAGTATGTGGTGGATTGTACTCACCTTCTTTCATATCATTAATCCAACAACTTAATATTTCTAATTTTTTACTTCCATTATATAACCCTGTCTTCTCTAAAGTTTCAATATAATCGTTCATACAATCAACAATGTTTTTAGATATTTTTGTTTTACCAATTATGTGAGTAAATTCTAATTCCGAATCTAACCTACCAGCAAGTCTAGAACCAAAAGAAGCTAACTCTTTTTTACGTTCTTCATATCTATTATTTAAATCATCTATAGCATCTAAAGGAAGATCATATCTTTTAACTATTCTTCCAAATATTTGGGTTTGTGCTTTCATTTTTTCCACCATAAAATAATTGTGTACCTTTCTTTTTTCTTTACTGGTTTTACACCATGATAAGTTTCAGTGCCATCAAAAAGTGTAATTGTGCCTTTTTTTGGTTTTAAAATAACATTGTTTGTGTAAAACTCACCACCTTCATAATCATCATTTAAGTAAATTAAAGTATTGTATTTTGTATTTTTTCTACCATCATCCCAATCACATTTATCACCATGTATGTGTAGACCACTTGAAGAATCTACAGGCCACGTTTGAATGTGTATATCATCTAATTCTAAAAAAAGATTATACTGTTTAAAATAATTAATTGTTTTTGAAATTAAAGAAGTATCATCATGAATAAAAACAACTCTTTTGTTCCAATCATATGGCTCAACATTTTTATTGGCTTTATTAACGTAATAACTACATTGATCTTCCGATAAAAAATTGTCATCTATTATCATTTTGAACATCCTCAACTACTAATTGAAATATTGCAGAGTATCTTCCTACTGGACTTTTAGCATTCCATAATAAAGGACTATGCAAGCAGTCTTTTGATTTAAATAAAATAGCTCTGTTTTCTTTAAAACCTACATTAATATCAATCTCATAACCTGTTTCGTCTTGCCTGTAAAAAGCTGTTCCACCATTAATTTTTTCATCGCTTCTAATGTAAACAATAAGTTGATATTCGCATTTATCTTTCACATAATCTATGTGGGGTATAGGCTCTTTGGTATTAACCCACGTCCATGAATTTAAACTACAACTAATTATTTTTTTTTTAAATTTTTCTTTAAGTGCTTTTTCAAATACAGAAAAATCTTGTGGAAGGAGTGGTCCATTAGAATACCATATATGATCAATACCCTCAATGTGATAGTCATCTGCCTTCCATTCCAAAAAAGGTATATTATTATAAATTTGATTAAATTCTTGTTTAGGTAAAAAGTCATCTAAAGTAGTTAAATTTAAACTCATTGAATAATTTCCTTTTCTGTTTTTGTTACATACCAAGTAGCATTTGTATATCTTGTGCCAAATGTAATTGGTAAAACTTCATGTTTTGTTTTACTACCATCAAATAAAATTATTTTACCTTTTTTAGGTTTAATAACTGTATCCCCCACAACAGTGTGACCTCCTTCGTATTCATCATTTAAATATAAAACTGATGTTGCGGTATGATAATCAAAATCTATATGTTCGTCTTGATGCTCTCCTGTAGGCCATTTTACTATTTGTGAATAATTTATAAGAGTATTTTTTATGCTATTTTCTACAAGCATACTTAATTTTTTAATTAAAAGCTTAAAAGCAAAATTTTCTTTTAAAGAGTGTTCTTCACAATCAAGAATAGAAGTGTTTCTGTGTTTAGTATGATGTTGTGAATTAATATTGTGATATCTTATAAAAAAATCACATAAGTCATTACTTATAAAATTTTCTTTCTCAATTAGCATTTTTTTCTGTCTCTTTCATAACATGAATTCGCTGTCAAGAAAACAATTATAAAAAGATTACTTGATAATTACCACAGACGTGTTTAAATTAGATCTCACCCAAAAATTATAAATCAAGGAGATATTATGGAAAATCAAGAAGTATTGAAGGCTATAGCTACCCTTGCTGATAAGGTGAGCCGCTATCACGAACGTTTATTAGCAATGGAAAGAGACAACGAAAGATTACAAAAAGAACTGTTAGCACATAAAAATATACCACACATTCATACTATTGAGGGAAAACCACATAACTCCGATGCGCAAGTAATGGTGACTGGTTTAGATTCTGAAATGGAATGTGAAGCTTGTAGTGCTTAAAAGAAAAAAGTAGCTAGAGAATATCTCCAAGAACCATTTCCAGCCCACTGTAGTGGAGCATGATAAACATCAGATGAAAAAAATATAGCTCTGTTAGGTTTAAACCCAACATGAATACTAAGTTCTAATTCATCGTTTTCTTTTTTATGATAAAAACCTGTGCCATTATTTACAGCTTCTTCACCATACATGTGAATTAAACATTGATGAGTAGCGCCTGTAGAGGAATCAACATGAGGACGAGGTATATCGCTAGCACCTACCATTGTGTATTTTAAATTTAACTGTTTAATATTAAACTTAAAATTATCTTTTATTAATTTTTTTGTAACAACTCCAACATCAGATTGTTCTAGAAGTTTATGTTCATGCCAATACGATCCCTCTAGAGCTTCTCTTAAATCTTCTGGGGGAGCAATATATTCAACAGAAAACATTTCTTGAGTAATTTGATTATACACATCAACAGGGAAAAAGTTTTCTTTAATAAATACTTTACTCATTAGGTATGTATAAATAATTAATATCTGATCTATTTAGTGTGTCCAAAGCATCTTCTTTTGTCTCTACTAAAGCTTCTCCAGCTAAATTAAAAGATGTATTAAGTAAAATAGGAACTTGTGTTTGTTGATAAAATAACTCTATTAAATCATAAAAACTTTTGTTTTGTTTTTTAGTTAATGTTTGAATTCTACATGTTCCATCAACATGTGTAATAGATGATATAATTTCTTTCTTATCTTGTTTTACAGGTATGGCATATGACATATAAGGTGACTCTTGTATTCTTCCCATCTCAAACCAATCTTTTGCATGTTCTAATAAAACAGTGCCTGCAAAAGGTCTATACCATTCTCGTTTTTTGATAACATTAACAATATCTTTTCCATCTTTGTTTCTAGGATCAAACAATAAAGATCTATTGCCCAAAGCTCTTGGACCATATTCTGATATATCTTGAAAAAGTGCAACTATTTCTTGCTTTAAAATTTTTTCAATTGCTTCTTCTTTATTTGTAATGATCATACCACAATGCAGCTCCTAATGCTGTACCGCCATCATGAGGACAAGGGTCAACAAAAAAATTCACGTTTTTAAAATATTGAGTGTATTTATAATTGTTTACACAATTTAAAAAATAACCTCCAGACAAAACAATATTTTTACAATTAGCAGAAACTAAAGCCCGTTCAATAAGATCTATGGTGTATTCTTCTGCAACTTCTTGAGCTTGTTTAGCAAGGTCCTCATCTCGCATACCTTCACTATTTCCATATGAAGATAGACCCATTGCTTTACCTGGTGCACCATAAGGACCATCACTACACATAGTAAAAGTTCCAAGAGTTCCACATAAATGATTGAACAAAAGTCCAGGATTGTAAAAAGAAGATACATGGTATGTACAATTATTAAATTCAAACACACTATTATTTAAATGAGATTCATAATCTTTATTTTTAAATGACTGTAAAATATTTTTTAATTTAATTTTATTTTCTAAATTAGTAAAAAGTGCAGAATATCTACCACTACTATATTTTTTATATAAAGGATTAATTTTTCTATTATCCATATAATATATACTGTCAACTTCTCTATATATTTCAGGAAAGGGAAACACTTCAGGAAGAGTTGAGGGAGGACAAGTTCCTCCACCGTCAACAACAACACATAGTGCTTCATTAAAAGGGGCTAAATGAAAACCAGCAACAGCGTGATAAATATGATGTTCATTTCTGTTAAAAAAATAATTTTTAATGTTATACTTTTTACAAAGATTTTCTATTATAAGTTCGTCTTCTTTAATATGAATTCCATCACTCCAATAAGAGTGCCTACCCCATGAAGTAAAAACAAAAAAATCATCAAAATCTTTTATTTTTCTAAAGCTTTTGTAATCAAAATCTTTAGCAGAGGGACTCCAATATTTATTTTTATTAAAACGACTTTCTTCGAAAAATTCTACAGTTTCTTCTTTTTTGATACATACTGAAGAGTCGTGTGATATATTTACACCGACTGTCATTATTTATTCTGGCGTTTCTCCTAACATGTCAGCCAAAGAAGGAGCAAATACTTTTACATCTCTTCTAATTTTTTCAGCAGTTGTAGACGATCCTGGATTATCAACATCAGCTTGAGCTGCTGCTTCCGATTCATATTCTACTCCTGTATCAGCATGAGTAATTGTTGTTTCAGTTTTTACTTTGTAATGTGGAATTCTTCTTCCATCACTTGTTTCAATATGTCCAAGTAATTCAGCAGGTTCAACTATCGGCATCGTCTTTTCTCCAATTTATATTAAAACTAATAACAACTCTGTCATCATTAGAATTATTTGTTTGTACTTCATGTTGTAACCATGATGGGAAAAAAATCAAGGAATTTTCAACAGGTTCCCATTGTACGCTGTGAGCGAGGTGTATAGAAGGATTATTTGTTTTAGGGGGTGATAACACCTCTGATTGTGGTTTAGGCTCTAAAAACACAATATTTCCACACTTTTTAGGGGCTTTTAAATAAAATACACCAGATAAATAGTTGTATGGGTGTGTATGCACATTGTTTCGTGATCCCGGTGGATTTATTATACCCCACATACCAGTCATTTCAGGATTGTAATTTTCGTTAATATCCATGTGATTAAAACAATCCTTAGCGTATTTAAGAATGTCAACAACCAATGGATTAAATTTTTTAATACTATATATTTCATCATGACTGTGCCAACCACCAATGTTAGACCGTGGCATACCCATCTTGTCTTTTTCTTTTAATTGATAGATACTATCAATAAGATGTTCGTGGCCTTTTAATTGTAATGAAAATATAGGAGTAATAAATAAAGAGTGTAATTCCATCTTATACCTTTCTGTGATGAAAATTTCCAGATATAGATACTCTTTCTATATCAGTGTCATTTTGACTAGTGTAATGAAAAACTTCACTAGGAAAAATTAATAACATTTTTTCTTGAGGTGTAATGTATCTTTCAACAACTTGACCATTCCAAAATAAAATAAATCTTAAATCACCCTGTTTTTTAATAAATTTAGGATAGTATACAAAAGAACAAAGAGTAGGTGCATGATTGTGAAGGGCTGTTGATGCTCTATGTGGAATTCTATGTATCCAAATATCTTCATATTGTAATGGTGTACACATTATACTTTCTGCTTTTGTGTGTATTGTCTGTTTAAGATCTTGAAGCATTGGTGTGTTAGGGTATTTATAGTCCTCAAAAAAAGTTTCTTCATTGTCATTATTTTTTCTAATATGACTTTGATCTACCTCTTTTATAAGAGCGTCTGTATCTAAATCTATGTAGTCTTCAAATACCTGAACAATTGCCAATACATGGCTTTTTGTTTCCAATTTAGAGTTGTCCTTTCGTGACCTCCATAAAACTTGCTATAATGTGCACCTGATTGGCAGCATTAGCTTGGACTTTAAGAATATCACTTTCTTGCAGAACTAAAGGTTGAGTCAATAATTCTGTTGTTGTGTTTGTAGCAACACTCTTTGCTTTGAATAATTCAAAGGTTGCAGCGCCTCGGACAACTTCAACATCAACTAAAGTTGTTGAACCAGAGTCATTGCAAATTAAAAGAGATTTTACTACATCCGTAGTAGGCATGACTGGTGGCGTTGCACCAGGATTAGCCGTAGGAACTGTTAAAACAGTTGTTAAATCTGTTGTGGTAATATCTACCATTGCACTTTTAAAAGTATTAGCCAAGGAAAAAAGCCTCCGACTGTGATTCTTCTTTTAAATCTTGTTGGTAGTTTGTATTAAGTAAAAGAATAATTTGATCTAGCAATGAAATCATTTGGTCAAATTGATTAGCATCATATTCTGGTGTTGCATTTGGTAATCGTGTAATTGTTATTTTAGCCATTATCTTCTTCCGTCTGGTCTAAGTTGTAACTTCGTAGACCCAAGTCTCCAAGCTGTGTCATTAACTGTGTTGGTTTCATATTTAATTTTTACCGCTCTACCTCTACCTCTTACATCAATTTTCTCTGTTGTGTTAGAAATAGTGCCTGTTGTAGATACATTAGATGCGGATTGTGGATATTGTTCTAATGTTAAAGTAGCTGTCATTGTATTAGCAAGGTTATCAAAATCAGGTACTAATTTACTAACTGACATAAGCTCATCACCATCAGCAATCTCAACAGATCCAGTTGTTAAAAAAGCAGGTAAAGCTGTGCCGTCTGCTTGATTATTGCCAGATTCATGTTCATAAAGATAAGAAGCACCTGCAGTCAAACCTAATATAGTTGATACATTTGCTGTTATAGAAGCATCATATTCTGTTGCTATAGGATTTTCATATACATAAGCACCAAGCCAAGTTGTTCTACCAAGATTAACAGTATACCAAGTATTTTCTAAATA